ATGAACGACACAATCACAATCACCAAAGGCAACCAGTACAACCGAGATGGCTTTAGTGTTACCGACGGCCTGCTCCGGGGGTTTGGTGCTGCCGACGCAAGCAAGCCTAATGGTTACAGCCTCGGGGGCAACTGCCGACTTGGGGCGGATCATTACGACCGTTACCATGAGCAGTATGATGCTGCTATCCTCGCCACACTCGCCGATGGCCAAGAGCGAGTTATCGAGATGCAGCCCAAAGAGACTCAGCCGGCAGGCAAGTTGCCTGAAAGCCACGCCTGTCCAAAATGCGGAACATACTGTTACGGCGATTGCGAGTCCAACAAAACAACTCAACAAAACAACCGAGAGGACCCAAAAATGAAAATCACGACAGAAAATCACAAAGGTAACCTGTATCAGGCCAGCCCACTCCCATCCGGAGCCACGATGGTAGGGACAATCAAACGTGACAAGGGCGCACTGGCCTCCGGTCAGTATGTCCAGATGAATGCGGGGGTTATCAGGACATTGTATCAGGGCGACGTCGCCAAAAATTTGACGGAGGCAGGCCCAGAATATTGCACAATATCAGGCCATCTAGTGATTGCGCACAAGCCGCAATGCGAGCGCGGGGCCTGGAAATAGCAGACAAATTGGGATGGAGGAAATAATCATGGCACAAAGCGATTACACCGTTGGGGTCAGGACCAAATACAGCAAGGTGGGGGTCACGCTGGCTGACTTCGTTCATCAATTCTGCGATCATAAGGACGATTGCGACAAGACATGTCCATTGCGGCCTCGGACACAGGCCAAGCAATTCATAAAAGACAAGAAGGTGGATGTTGCCTACGCAGATGAGCGGCATTGTGAGCGGTTCAGGCACACTGAAGGCGGCATGCCTGGGGCAACGATCAGAGAAGTGGGGGTGTGGAAATGACCATGCTGAAGGTTGGTGAGAAGCTGGTGAAGTGTGAGGTATGTGAGCATGAGACGATTGTACCTATGAAAGAGGCCGTGAGGCTGCGGCCTTGCGAGCGGTGTGAGCACCCGGCGCTCAAGGTGGTCAAGGTCAAGCCTACCAACATCCATGGTCTGGGACGGAATAAGACAGCCGACCTGGGGCTGGCTATTCTGGTGGATATGCTGCCAGACGACTGCCCTGACGATATTTTAGAAAATTCTTGAGATTTCATTTTGACTTTGCGATTTATACTGTATGCTTTAATTAGTGAGGAACAAAATCAATCAAAGTAAAAATGGGAGAATATCATGACTGAAGAAACAAAAGCCAAAATCAAAGCAGCACATTTGAAACGTGTCCAGGATGATCCAGCCGTGGGTGCAAGACTCAAAGCAATCGCCAATGACCCGGCAATGAAGTTTGCCCGCAGTACCAAGATGAGGGCTTTGTGGGCCAATCCTGCTTGGCGGGCCGAGCAGCTGGCCAAGATGGCAGTCCGCAACGAAGCCATCACGGCAGAGGCTCCCGCACCGGCCAAGAAGAAACGCATCATCACCGAGGCGCAGAAACTGAAGTATGCTGCTACCAGGAAAGCCAAGCGGGCCGCAGCCAAGATATAAATTTCTGGATTTCATTTTGATTTTGCGATTTATAGCGTATCCTTTAATTGGAGAGCAATTATGAGCGCAACAAGCAAATTGATCATGTGTATATTTGGCCTTGGGTTGTTCATTTGGGTTTGCTTGGCTGTGAATAAATGGGGCGACAAGATGTTGAGCCAACCTTGTGAAGACAGTTACACAAGAGCCCTTAACAGAGCAGCAGGAGACAAATAATGAAACGTATCAAAGAAATGTGGTTCAATTATTACTATGCCGCTGAGGGCGGGCCGTTCAGCACCTGTTCCACAAGGAACATGATCATATTGACGGCGCTCGTATTTGCGGCACATTGCTGAGGAGCAGACTATGTGGCAGCTACTGGGAAAAGGCAAGACGACGTTGGCGCTTCATGAGGCCCACAATGTAACCTCAACACCCAAGGGCCGGAAATGCTCCAAGTGCGGCAAGACCAAAGCATTGGATTGTTTCAGCTATGAGGACCGGGATGAGTGCAAGTGGTGTATGAATGAATACCGGGTGGCATTGAATGCCAGCACTCAATCGCAGGCAGATCGCACCGGATGGGATTGGACAGATGAAGAGGATCAGGTTGTCAGGGCCAAGACCGAGGATGGGTGGACAGATGAGAGTATAGCATACCATCTCAAGCGCAGTCTCAGTTCAGTGCGAACCCACCGATGCCGGGTTTTGGGGATCAACAAGCGGGCCAAAGCGGCTCCCAAGCCGGTGTTAAACGAGTTTGTTCACGTCAAGGAAGATGTGATCAAAAAAGTCACTATACATATAGACAAGGCCAAGATCACGGTGTACAGCAACACCCACACGCCACCCAGCAAGATCGGGCAGGCCTTCGTCGACAAGGGCCTGACGGCTGGAGACTACCAGGCATGGAGAGTTGGGGGGTCGGCCGGTGCGTAGCTATATCAACACAGAGATTGACGTGGAGATTGAGTACAAGGGCGTGACTCTCAAATTCCAACTGGTGCCCATCACTGGCACAGTGGACGCAGGGCTGGCTACCTATGAGGAGCCATCCTGGTGCGAGGTTGACTTGCACATCGGCATGACACCAGCCGAGGTTCAGGATTGGGTAGTGGAAACGCTCACGGATGACGACCAGCCGGTGCCTGCCTGGGCATATACTGACGGTGAGGCCATCTTGAGTTTAATGAAAGAACGTATTGAGAGCCACATCGACCTTGGCTGAGGAGAAATTATGACGGAAATATGGGAAATAACCATCCACTGCGACAACGGGCCGGTCTATAGTATTCTCGGTGAAGAAGATATTTTCAAGGCGGAATTGGTTGCCTGGCAGGCCTATCAAAAGCGTGATGGACAAGGAGCGCAAGAGGCCCAGGAGCAATTCCAGGAGCGATACATCGACGCTGAAGGCTTTGAGGTCAGGACTATTCAAGGACTCAGTCATGACATAGCGAAATATCCAGCAATGCTGGGATACCGTTTCTATGAAGTTCAGGGCATGATGATACAGAGGGTGCGATAATGTTCGTGGTAGTGAAGATTGAGGCAGAGTGCTACGTGTGCGGAAATGAAGAGTTCACAGCAGATGATGTCTGTGAGCCTATTGATACTTATGCCAAATGCCCTTGTTGTGGATTCACGATTGAGATATGACCTACAAGTACAAGACAAAGCCGTTTGACCACCAGCACAAGGAGTTCACCGAACATGGGTGGGACCCAGTGCGCGGTGAGTTTTGGGAGCAAGGGACGGGCAAAACCAAGCCGATCATCGACAGCACGGCGTTTCTCTACGAGGAAAAAGAGATTGACGGCCTGGTAGTGATTGCTCCCAACGGTGTCCACCGCAACTGGGTGAGTGATGAAATGGTTGTGCACATGCCAGATCGGGTCATGGAGCGGATGAAGTCTCATGTTTGGTACAGCACCGACGCCAAATACCACGCGCGGGCCTTTGAAGAGACTCTCAATCATGACGGTCTGGCATCCCTGGTCATGAGCTACAATGCCGTATGGACCAAGCGTGGCCGAGACGCATGGAAAGCCTTTTTGAAGCGCAGGCGCTGCATGTACGTGCTTGACGAGTCACACCGGATCGGGTCACCCGGCGCCAAGTGGACTCAGCGGATTATGGGAAGCAAGGTTGCGGCCCCATTCAGGCGGGTGCTCACGGGGACGCCCATTGGCGGCAAGCCATTTAGGATTTACACTCAGTTGAAATTCTTGGACCCGAACGTTTGGAAGCAATATCACATCAGCGACTACACGGTGTTCAAAACCTTTTTCGGTATTTGGGAAACAGTCCACTTGGGTGAGAACAGATCATTCCCGCAGTGCGTGGCCTACAAGAATTTGGGCATACTAAACCACGAGTTGTTGAAGCTGGGTTCACGACTCCTCAAGAAAGATGTACTGGACCTTCCACCAAAGGTTTACTCCAAGCGGTATTTCAAATTGACACCCAAGCAGCGGGCCTTGTATACCGAGTTGGCCGAGCAGTATGAGGTTGAAGCAGAGTTGGGGGCTCTCACAGCGGAGTTGGCCATAGTGAGGCTCTTGAGACTCCAACAGATAGTATGTGGCTATTTGCCAGGATCGGATGACGACAAGGCGTTGGTGTCGATTGACGGGGGAAATCCGAGGCTGGATTTGGTGGAAGAAATTTGCGAGGATTTAGGGCACCAAGCGATCATCTGGGCTCGGTTCCAAGAGGATCATCGACTCATCAGCAACTTGAAGATGATGCAAGGCAATTCTGTTATAGTGAACGGGACGGTGACCGGCCGACCAAGGGACGCGGCTATTGATCTGTTCAAGAGTGGTGGCGTGCAATTTCTAATCGCTTCACCATCGGCCATCGGGATGGGCTACACGTTGAACATGGCTAAAACGTGTATATACTATAGTAACAGTTTTCATCTTATCGACCGGCTACAATCTGAGGACCGGCCGCACCGGATCGGCCAAGATGAAAAGGTCCACTACATCGACCTATGTGCTGAGGCAGTGCGGGCCGATGCCAGAATCATTGAGACCTTGCGTAAAGGTCTTCATTTATCAGAAGTGGTACAGGGTGACTCGTTCCGAGAGTGGATATAATGGCCAAGGCGAAGATGTTGCAATCTGGTATCCGCCGATATACTAATCCAGAAGTGCGACGAAAACAATCACAACACCTAAACAAGAGGAGCACAAAATGAGCACAGCAGACCCATACGCAGCATTCCGTGAGGATGATGAACCAAAAGAAGAAGCATTTGCCAAGCTGAATGAGCTGGTGAAGCTGCTTACCAAGGCCGAGGCTGATGTGGCGCAGGCTCAACAAGATCTCAAAGACGCCCAGGCAAGGCTCCGTCAAGTTGACGAATTTGACATCCCTGGGCATATGGACACCCTGGGGCTCAAGGAGTTCATCAACAGGGCCGGGATCAAGATTGAGGCCAAGACCACCGTGTATGCTTCTATTGGCAATCGCAAGGTCCAAGCCTACGCCTGGCTCATTGCGAATAAGCACAGCGGGTTGATCAAACGTCAGATCGTGGTGGCGTTCGATACCCAACGCGGTGAGGACGCTGAGGCGCTCAAAAAGGAATTACTGGAGCGAGAAGATTTACACGCAGCCGGGGTCAAGCAGGAAATGAAAGTTGAGGCCGCAAGTCTCACGGCCTTTGTTCGCAAGCAATTGAAAGAGGGCCACGAAATTCCTGCTGATATTTTCGGCATCTACGATAAGCGATCAACGAAAATCACCCTGCCGAGTGAGTAGGGACTGTGCCCTGCGGCGGAGCACATAAAAGAGTCCACCGCATAAAGTTTATTTGAGGAGCATCAATATGGGAGATTTAGCAAAGAGAAACGCAGCGTTGGCACAGGTCGATTTTGGGGCCTTTGCCGGTGGTGGAATGGAGAATGTCGGGGCTGGTGATGTCCTGATGCCATTCCTTGGCATAGTCCAGGCTCTCAGCCCGCAGGTTGAGAAGGGCCACGCCAAGTTCATCGAGGGTGCCGAGGTTGGCGACCTTTACAACACGGTGACCAACGAGTTGTACGGCGACGGCAAGCAGGTTTGCTTCGTGGCGTGCTGCAAAGAGACCCAATACGTCGAATGGATCAAGCGTGACGACGGTGGGGGGCTCGTTGGTTTCTATGAGCCGGGTGATCCGTTTGTCAACGACATCATCGCAAAGGCCAAGGACAAGTTCAAGCTGGAGACGGCGGATGGCCACGACCTGGTTGAGACCCACTATGTCTACGGGTACTTGATCGACGGACCCGAGGGCAAGAGCATAGAGGAGCCGGTTGTGGTGAGCTTCTCATCCAGTAAGATCAAGGTCTACAAGGGTCAGTTGATGACCCGGATCAGAACCATCAAGAACAATCCGCCCATGTTCGGTTTCCGGTTTACCATCACCACCGTGGCCGACAAGAACAAGAAGGGTCAGCCGTACAAGAATTTCAAGATTGACCCGGCCTGCGGTGACATGGCAACCAGCGCCAACGTCCCTGGTGGAGATTATGAAGGCCTGCTCCACGCTGGCTTGGCGCTCGTGAAAAGCGTCCACGGCGGATCGGCCAAGGCCGACCACACCGGCTCAACCAACGAGTCAGTCGTGGCTCCAGGTTCAAACGAGGAGGAACATTTTTAGACCCATCACCCCACAGACGGCCGTGCCTCACTACGCGGGGCACGGCCACCCCACGGGGGCGTGGAGTGAAAACTAAAAGGGGAAATCATGAAGGAACAAACAGGCTGGATCATTCCAGCGGTTATAATAGTGATATTGTATTGTTGGATGTACGTGACGGGCAAGGGGCGCAAAGGATGAAATGGAGCCCACAACAACTCAAGGCAATGGACATGGTCCACCGCTGGCTGCAGGGCCAGTATTCTGATCAGCAGATATTCCGCATGTTTGGCTACGCGGGGACGGGCAAGACTACGTTGGCCCGACACTTGGCTGAAGGGGCAGGCCGGGTTGTGTTCTGCACCTATACTGGCAAGGCGGCATCAGTAATGTCAGCCAAAGGATCTCCCTGCAGCACCATCCATAGCCTCATCTATATGCCGTCAAGCCGATCCAGGCTCAAGTTGCTTGAGCTTCAAGATGAACTTGAGCAGACGCACGAGGATGATCCCGAGATCGAGAAGCTCAAAGTGGCCATCAAAGATGAGCAGGAAAAGCTCAAACGACCATCCTTCATCCTCAATCCTGACTCGGAAATCCAGCATGCGGACCTGATTGTAGTCGATGAAGTCTCCATGGTGGATCAATGGGTTGGGCGTGACCTTGAAAGTTTTGGCGTGAAGATTTTGGTGCTTGGTGACCCTGCGCAATTGCCGCCAGTCAAGGGCAGTGGGTACTTCACCGACGTGGAGCCGGACATCATGCTGACCGAGATTCACCGACAAGCGGCTGGCAATCCGATCATCGAGTTGGCCACCAAGGTGCGGTTGGGTGAGGATTTGAGGGCCGGTCAATACGGGGACAGCCGGGTGGTTGACGGCAAGCCGGATCAGGAATGGGTCATGAATGCCGATCAGATTCTGGTTGGCAAGAACCTCACGCGGCGCCAGGTCAATCTCCAGATGCGACGACTCCTGGGCAGGGGTGAAGACCTTCTGCCCTCGACTGGCGACAAAGTGGTGTGCCTACGCAATGACCGTGAAATGGGCCTGCTGAATGGGACGCTATGGGAAGTCACTGACACCGAGTTGGTTGACGGCATGGAGTTGATGAGCTTGTCAGTTCAGGCTGATGGTAACGTGGTCACCGTCACAGCCCACACCCACTATTTCAAAGGTATTGAGGACCAGTTGGCATACTATGAAATCCGTGAGGCACAGTGCTTCGATTTTGGATATGCCCTAACTGTACATAAGTCTCAAGGTTCACAGTGGCCTGACGTTTTCATTTTTGACGAGAGCCAGATATTCAGACAACACGCTACGCGGTGGCTCTATACAGCCGTTACTCGGGCTGTGGATAAAGTAATAATCTGTAGGAAATAATATGGCTGAGGTATATGCAATTGGTTTTCCGAACGGGAAACTTTATATTGGAATTACGAGTAAGCACATAACCACAGAAGGGGAACATAGAATGGGACCTACACTGGCATTTAGCGAGAGCATACACGCAGAAAAGTACCGATCTAAGGGTGAGTCATTCAAAGAGGCAATGAACAGAGTAGCAGGAGCCTTGTCAGATAACCCTGACCATTTTAAGGCATTCCGCGACACGTTACTGAGTATGAGATTCATGCCTGGCGGCCGGATTCAAAGTGCCATCGGATCGACCAAGGGCAAGGCGGTGACAGCGTATAACTGCTTCGTGGCAGGTCGGATTGAGGATAGCTTTGTGGATGGTCACGGCTCCATCATGGACATAGCCAAAGAGGCTGCCACCACGATGAGGATGGGCGGGGGCATCGGCTATGATTTCTCAACATTGCGGCCACGCGGAGCCACGATCAAAAAGCTGCAATCAAGTTCATCAGGGCCGGTTTCCTTCATGCAGATATACGACGCCATCTGTCGATGTATCGCCTCATCTGGCCACCGACGTGGCGCGCAGATGGGCGTCATGCGGGTGGACCACCCAGATATTGAGGAGTTTGTCCACGCCAAGCAACCGCCAAAGGCGGCAGAGCCGATCATGGAGCAATTGGCCCTTGCGGAGCCGGGGACGGTTGTATGGCAGCAATGGTACACGGCGCTCCAGGCCGTCTATCAGTTGACCGGATTCAATATCAGCATAGCAGTGACTGATGAGTTCATGTTGGCTGTGAAAGAGGACAAGCCATTCACGCTGCGATTTGGCGGCAAGGCCTACCGGGAAATTGACGCCAAATCGCTGTGGGAAATGATCATGCGGTCTGCCTGGGATTGGGCGGAGCCAGGGATCATCTTCATCGACACGGTCAACAAGATGAACAACTTGGCCTATTGCGAGGAGATTATTGCAACCAATCCTTGCTTCACAGGGGATACAAAAGTCTGGACAGATCATGGCCATAAGCGGTTTGACAGTCTTGTTGGTAAAACTGTTGACGTCCTGACTCAAACCAGCACGGGCAAACTTGTCTATCGAACCATGCGTAACATCAGAAAAACGCAGCGACAGGCAGGTCTGGTTCAGGTAGTGTTGGACAATGGGGGTATCGTCACTTGCACCCCCACGCACGAGATTTTTCTTGTTGGTGGGGGGAGTATTGAAGCACAACACCTCCAACCCGGCCACCACATCTCAAGCGTATATCCCTACCGGGCCAACCAAAAAGGCTACTTGCGATTAACAAACGGCAAAGATATGCCGTTGGAGCATCATGTACCCTTTGAAGGCACTAAGGGGCTTGGGCAAGAGTTCCATGTTCACCACCGAAATGGAATCAAGAGGGATGACCATCGTGTCGTTTCGGTCAAACATCTTGACGAGAAGGAAGACGTATATTGCGGTACGGTCGATGAAACTGGCAAGTTTTTCGTAGCTACAGGTACCAACGACGGGATTCTCGTTTCGAATTGCGGCGAGCAACCACTGCCCGCGCACGGTGCGTGCCTCCTGGGCTCTTTCAACCTGACCAGATACATCAAGGACCACGACGGGACGACGTTCTTTGACTACGACCAGTTTGCCAAGGACATCCCCCACGTGGTTCGGGCCATGGACAACGTCACGGACCTGGCTTCATTCCCGCTTTATGAGCAGGAGAAAATGGCCAAGGCAACACGCCGGATGGGTCTTGGTGTTACCGGGTTGGCGAATGCTCTTGAGGCGCTCGGGTACCCCTACGGCAATGCGGGTTTTGTTCTTGCCACCGAGCAGATTCTCAAGACTCTGGCCCAGGAAGCATACAGGGCATCAGCTTTGCTGGCTGAGGAAAAGGGTGCTTTTCCGAGATATGACAAGAGCAAATACCTTGCTGCTCCGTTCATACAGGGCCTGGACCAGGAAACGCGGTCATTGATTGCACGGCATGGCATACGCAATAGCCATCTGACCTCAATCGCACCCACCGGAACCATCAGCCTTTGTGCTGATAACATCTCATCTGGGATTGAGCCGGTGTTTGCCTACAGCCAGAGGCGGACAGTCAAAATGCCCGAGGGCGATGTTGAGGCCAATTATGAGGACTATGGCGTGCGGGTGTTCAGCACCAAGGGCAAGCGGGCTCAGGATGTAACGGTTGTTGAGCACTTGGCCGTCCTGGCTGCGGCCTCATCTTGTGTTGACTCGGCCGTGAGCAAGACCTGTAATGTGCCCGTGGATACGCCATGGATTGATTTCAAGAATCTGTATATGAGGGCCTGGGAATTGGGATGCAAAGGCCTGGCAACCTATCAAGTGGGCGGCAAGCGGGCCGGGATCATCAAGTCAACTGATGAGGACGCCAGCTCATGCCGATTGGACCTTGAGACAGGCAGGAAGGAATGTGAATAATGTACGAAAGACAATCAATCATTGATTTTGGCAAGCAGTTGTTGAGAACGTATGACCTTGACCCAGTGTACCTGGCACTGTGCAAAGTGCCCTGGAATCGTGACCGGAAATACCGATGGCTGGTGGCCTATTGGTGCTTTTATGATTGCGGCGTGGCTACCTGCATCAGTGAGTTTGAGGATGCGCTGTTCTGGAACGCTATGGCAGCGGCGGCCAAGAATGAGACCGAAATGCCGATTGGCGGCCGGTGGAAACGGGCGGCTGAGCGCCGGCATTTCCGGGGCCAGAAGTGTATCAACGCGGTTGCCTGGCTGAGTCAGAGATATACCAAGCCTGAGCAGATGGTCTACTACATCATCGGCAAGGACACGGGCACAATGAGGACATTCAAAGACATAGCGGCCCGGGTCAAGGAACACTCAGCCTTTGGGCCCTGGATGGCATTCAAGGTGGCCGATATGCTGGACTGCGTGTTGGGCGTGTCCATCGACTTCGACAAGGCTGCCATCTTCATGTTCAAAGACCCGGTCAAGGCCGTGCTGATGCTCTGGCGAATTGAGACCGGCTATGCGGACAACGCCAGGCCGAAAGATATGAGCAAGGTCATCAACCAGGTCGTGGACATGCTCCTCAAGGAGTTTGGAGGCTTTTTGGCGCCTCCAGCATTTGATCGGCCGGTGCGTCTCCAGGAAGTTGAGACGGTGCTTTGCAAATGGAAAAGCCACCTCAACGGTCATTACCCACCTGGCAAGGATACGCGCGAAATCCGAGCAGGGCTGACACCCTGGGCAGAGGTATCCAAGGCGGCCAAAGAATTTTTGGAGGCAATGCCTGATGGTTCGGCCCAATGATCCAGTGATATGCGGCGTATACAGCATCCGATGTACCATAACAGGTCATCAGTACATTGGGAGTTCTAAGCACATTTGGCGCCGATTTGCTGATCATAGGGGCGCATTGAGGGCAGGCAAAGGCCACAACAAGGTTCTGCAATTTGCCTGGGATGTATTTGGTGAAGCATATTTCATCTTCACTATTCTGGAGGAGTGCCCAGAAGTGGCCTTGTCTGAGGTGGAGCGGAAATACTTGCAGGGTGAGCTTTTGTTCAACATCCTCAAGGACGTGGAGAATAAATTTGCTTTTGGCGAGAAATAGCGTATGCTTTAATTGGGTGATGAATCTAATTGGAGGAAAACCATGATCAATGTTATAGGCGCAGGACTTGCTGGCTCAATCGTCACCCATGTGCTCCGTGAACGGGGTCTTGGCGTGAGGGTGTTCGATGACCAGGACAAGTTTTCAGCTTCAGAAGCAAGCAGCAACCTATTCATCCGCCACTGGCTCAAGCGGTTCATGGACCGTGGGGCCGGTAATGGCGTGGACATCATCGAGCGGTTGTTTGGTGAGCACATCGATGAGCCGTTTGCCCAGGGGCTCGGGTATGCGATGAAGGTGCGGCACATTGCCCAGAGGCATATCATTGTCACGCCGGACATTGTCGGCACGGTCAATACCATCATGCCGACTGGGGTGACGATCCAGGGCTGCGACACCAAGTGGCCCGGGCCGACCGTGATTTGTACCGGCCATCGAGCAGCCACAGAGTTGGCTAAGGAAAAGGATGTCACTGTCAAGGTGGGCCAGTGTTCGTTTTGGGCTGGCGATATTGAGCCGGGTGAGGCCACCATTTCGATGCTCTCGCCATACCGGCATCAGAAGTTCTATCAGTTTGCCCCAGGGGTCATCTACTATTCAGACTCCGTGGCGCTCAAGCTGGACGCCTACAACAAACGCAAGGATGAGGTCGTGGCCACATCCCTGGAGCGGGCACGCAAGTTTGTTGGCGACCGCAAGCTGCTTGAGATGAAGGTTGGCTACAGGCCCATCACCCTGGCCCATGATTTCGGCCGGGTTCATGAAGTGGCTGAGAATTGCTGGTCAGTCAATGGTGGCGGCAAGAATGGCATAGCGGCATATGCGCATCTGGCCGAGGAGTTGTACAAAGAGATCACAAAATCAGGAGGCGTGATATGATAGTTAACATCAGAGGAACAAGCGGGTCAGGGAAATCCACCTTGGCCCGCAGAGTGATGGCCGAGTACACCAATGGCCAAAGCAGGATTCAGCGACCAGGCCGCAAGCACCCGTTTGGCTATATCCTCCACCACCACCACACAGCCAAGGCGCTCGTGATCATCGGTCATTACGAGTCACCCTGCGGCGGCTGCGATACCATTAAGACGTATGCTGAGGTATTCCAGGCCGTGCAAGACTCCCACGATGCCGGGCACAACGTGCTGTTTGAGGGTCTGCTCCTGAGCACCGACAAGATTCACATCACTGAATTGGCCTTGGCCTACCCTGATGATCATCTTATCATCGGGCTTGATGTGCCGTTAGTGGAATGCTTGAGGTGTGTTAATGAGAGACGGCGGGCCAAAAATCCCGACAAAGAGGATGTCAACCCAAAGGGCACCAATTCAAAGCACGGCACCAACAAGCGGGCCATGAAGCACTTCACTGACAACGGGTTGAATGCTGAATGGCACAACCGGGAAAGTGCTTTCCAGAGAATCAAGGAGGCATTAGGAATATGAAAGAGTTCAAACTAATAGATGCCGAGGTCAACGAGTATTTCCGCACGGCTCGGGAACGATACCGGATTTATTTGCGCAAGCGGAATGGTGATAAGGCTCCGTGGTCCGAGGACAAAGCGTTCCAGGATTGGTTCTTCTGCAACGTGTTCCGCGAGGATGACAAAACGACCCAATGGATCAAGGAGCATATCAGAGAACCGCACCGGAATGATCCTTGCGTGATTTGGATGATGGTTGCCTGCCGATTGTTCAACAAGATTTCCACGCTGGAGATTCTCGTCAACGAGGGCCTGTTCAAGGACGGAGACTCTTGGGACCGGGACAAGGCCGAGGAGTTGCTGAGGGACGTCAAGCCTTTGACAGGAGCAGGCTACATGGTCCATACGCCATACGGGATGAACAAGCTGATGGGCTGCCTCAAGCTGATTGATGACGCCATCGAGGCCAATGCAGGGCGTGTCGAGTGCCTCAGAATTATGTTCCGTGGGCCAGCCGGAACCCCGAGGCTTGAGGATGCTCACAACATGCTCCTGCCGGCCGATTGTTTCGGGCCGTTCATGGCTTATGAGGTGGTGACTGACCTGCGACATACCCGGCTGCTGGAAAACGCACCGGACATAATGACGTGGGCATCCATCGGACCTGGTGCTGCCCTGGGCCTCAGCCGGTTGGTGGGAGAAAAGGTCTCATATGGCAGCGTATCCGGCCGTGAGGCTGCCTTGGGCTGTATGCGTCAAATTCTTGAGCGAGCTTGGGGGGACCGTTGGCCATCCTATTGGTCCATATGGGATATGCGAACCGTTGAGCACTGGCTGTGCGAGCATTTTAAGTATTGCAAGGTTGCGCTTGACAAAAAGCGCATGAAAAGAAAATATCCTGTGCGTTGATTTTGACTTTGCGATTTATAGCGTATGCTTTAATCAGTGATGACGAGTTAGTGAAGTGTTTGGGAGGGTAGTGAGATGACAGACCAACAAGAGAAAAATACCATAGTGTACGCGATCACAGCAATGCTTATAGCGGTTATGCTGGGATTGTTGGTGTCCAGTCTGTGGGGGCTTGCGTCTGATGACAACGCGAAACTACGCCAATCACTAATCCCCTTGGCCCAGACCAAGGAGCCGCAGACTCAAGAGCAGACAAAATTGGGAGCCGAGGCCTTGAAGAGAAACAGAGCCAAGGCCGCCGCACGAGTAAAGGCTGAAGCACGACCAAAGCATGACGAATGCTCCGCATATACGATGGCCCAGGACTTCGTAACAAGCCGCTTGAAGTGCCCCAGCACTGCTAAATGGCCTGGGTTTTGGGCTGGTGTGAGTTATTCCGAGATCACTTTCCATTTGGGAGGCGGCAAATACCGAATTTCATCCTACCTGGATGCGCAGAATGGTTTTGGAGCAATGGTCCGCGTCAACTTCATCTGTGTTGTAGAGCACGTCGGTGGGAGCCGTTGGCGACTTGTATCGCTCACGATGTGAGGGAGCAGTGAGATGGACAGACTATACAAGTTTCATCCTGGTCATGAGTTGCCTGAGATATTCTGCTTCAAGACGATGAAGCGGCTATTATTGGGCCTCAAGCTGAACAAGGAAACAGGTTGCTGGGAATGGCAGAAATGTAAGGATGACCGTGGATATGGTAAAATGTGGTACAACGGCAAGAGTCACTGGGTTCATCGGCTCGCATACGCATTGTTCAAGGGCGAAATCCCTGAGACCATAACGGTGGACCACAGCTGTCGGGTCCGGGCCTGTTGTAATCCGTATCATTTGGAATTGATGACAGTGAGCGAAAATTCAAAACAAAGGTGGAAAACATGCAAACAATAACAGCAAGAAACGTCCATCAGGCTTTGCCAGAAGTCATGCACATGATGAAAACAATGGGCCACGAATTTCCAAGCCGCAACGGGCCGGTGCTCAAGGTGCTGGGGCCTGTGTCAATCTGCTATCAGCATCCGATGGAGCGGGTCATGTTCTGGCCGGAACGTGATGCCAATCCATTCTTCCACATCCTTGAGGCTCTGTGGATGCTGGCGGGCCGTGATGATGTCAAATTTTTGGCTGACATCGTCCCCAGGATGGCGTCATTTTCAGATGACGGCGTGTCGTTGAATGCGGCCTACGGCTATCGTTGGCGACATCATTTTGGCTTTGATCAATTACCACCCATAGCCGAGGCCTTGAAAAAGGACCGATACGACCGGCGCCAGGTACTGTCGATGTGGGACGCGGGTCATGATCTGCAGAGAAACACAAAAGACCTGCCTTGTAACACGCAGGTGTTCTTCAGCCGGACGGATACCGGGGCCTTGGACATGACCGTCACCAACCGATCAAATGACGCGGTGTGGGGCGCTCTGGGAGCCAACGCGGTTCACTTCTCGATGCTCCAGGAATATCTCGCGGTAATGATCGGCTGTAGCGTCGGGAAATATTGGCAGGTGACCAACAATCTTCACTTGTACTTGGACCATCATCGAGCGTTGATGGACAAGATGGCGGCCCAGGCCTATCCATCACAGCAGTTCCGCCGCACCTGCCCATACGAGAATGGTGTTGTTGAGGTGACCAACCTCATCCCAAGCGGTGATGTTGCTACATTCGACCGTGACGTGGAAATGGTCCTAAATGACGATGTTCCCTTGGGCATACGTGATTGGTTCTGTCGCAAGGCGGCTATACCGATGATGCTGGCCATTCAAACCTACAAAGGGACCGAAATGAACCAAGCCCAGAGGGTGCTTGCTGCGCAGCGGATTTTGGGGGACAATATGAACCTGCGCTCGGATTGGCGTCTGGCGGCTTGTAATTGGCTGGAGAAACGAAATGGATGAAAAGACCTATGAAAATGTGGCCATGCGGCGTGAAGCCGGGGCCGTGAAGCGGTGGCACATCGTGCCAACCGTAGGCGTCGGTGAGACGGTGGGCCACCATACCTACAACGCGGTCAGTTTACTTTTATACCTCAACCCAGGCGCCTCAAGAGCGCTCATCATCTATATGCTTGAGCATGACGTGACGGAGCGGTGGACGGGTGACATCCCGGCCTCTGCTAAAGGGATGTTCCATGAGATCTGCCTTGGTGTTCAAATTGCTGAGAAAACCTTGACCGATGAGATGGACCTGATGAACACGGACGGGTTGGGGCCAACAGAGTGCCATTGGGCTCGGGCGATTGACGCCTTGGATGCGGTGCTTTTCTGTCACGAGCAGCTTGCGATGGGCAACCAGAATTTCGAGAATGCCCTGGTGTCCCTGGAAGAATGGTTTGGCCGTGAGGAATGTATTCCAGATGCGATCCTGGAATTTTTGCGGGACTATGAATGGAAACGATACCCAGATTGGCTATGGAGCGGTCATTATGGCGACAACGAACAGTAGTGACGGCGGGGGCCATCTGAAATTCATCGATGCGATTGCCCTGGAGGACGCGGCCGGACTCAAAAAGGCCCATGAGAGCTATGGACCATCTTGGAAGCAACGTGGTGGGATCGGCGCTTACATGGTCATGATCCGCAAGTTTGACCGTATGGAAATGTGCGCTGAGAAATTCGGGTGGGATATTTTCAAGGCTGTCCAGGATGACCCGAGGGCCGAGGGAATTCTTGACGACATCCGAGACGCCAGGCGATACCTAATGCTGATTGAATCAGTGCTGCGTGAGAAGGGCATTGTTGAGGCGGGGAACCATCGAGACAATGCGGCCGATGGTGGAGTGCCCAGGTCATATTCAGACTTGGACCCCCCATCTGAAGCCAATGTACTCGCCAATGTACTTGCACTTGCCTTGAACGAGGAGTTGGGGATCAAATGTTATGCTCATAAGCCAGACGGGGCCTGTACTTGCTTCCGATGCCTGGCGATGAGGGAAATATCAGCGACTCCCCATACAGATGGATGCAAATGTGTGCGTTGCTCTGAGGGACAATTATGAAAAAGCAAGAATATTCGATGGGCCTGATGTTCACTAAAGAAATGAGCCAAGTTTTGCTCATCAAGAAGAACCACGGACCCAAGAGCGTGATCGGCCGGTGGAACGGGATCGGCGGTCACCTTGAGGATGGCGAGACGCCTCAAGAGTGCCAGGTCAGAGAATACGAGGAGGAAACTGGCGTCAAGACGGAGTTGAGTGATTGGGCTCAGTTTACCAAACTCCAAGGCAATGATTTCATCGTCCACTGCTTCTGGGGTAATAAGACCTATGCTGTGCTTCACGCCAGGACCACGACCAACGAGCAGGTTGAAATAGTCAACACCAACCAGCACATCTTCAACATACCGTTGGCGCCCAACCTGAAGTGGTTCATTCCATTCTTGATGGATAGAACTACTCACAATCACCTTTGCATAGTTCTCGCTAAATACTTGAAGGACGACACTCTTGACTTATATCCAACAACCACTATTTAGGCCGGACGTGGCATACAAGCCACCGATTGTCTCGGAGCTGCCGTCTTGGACGGGGGCCAGCCGGGTGTCAATCGACCTGGAGTGCCGTGACAACAAGCTGAAGACCCTGGGCCCAGGAGTGCGGCGTGGGGGCTACATTGTCGGCTATTCATTCGCCATCGAAGATGGCCCGGCCGAATATGTACCGATCCGTCACGCGGGCGGAGACAACGTGACCGATCCCAAGATGGCAATGCTATATCTCCAGGATCAAGCCAAGGCATTCACCGGTGACGTCTGCGGTGCCAATATCCAGTTTGACCTTGACTACCTTGCTGAGGCAGGCATTGAGTTCACCCAGGCCAAGTGGTTCCGGGATTGCCAGATCGCAGAGCCGTTGCTGGATGAGCTTCAATTCTCTTATTCCCTGGACAACATAGCACTGCGCCGGGGTCTGCCGGGAAAAGACCAGACGATGTTGGAGGATGCGGCATCAGCCTACCACATTGACCCTAAGTCTGAGATGTGGAAACTACCAGCCCGATATGCGGCTCAATACGGCATCCAGGATGCGGTGCTGCCTCTTCAGTTGCTCAGGCGCCAGGAGCGTGAACTTGAGGAGCAGGGCCTCTGGGGAGTCTACAACCTGGAATCAAGGCTGCTGCCAGTGCTGGTGAAGATGAGACGGCGTGGCGTGCGGATCGACTTTGACCAATTGGAGCGGGTTGAGAAATGGGCTCTTGAAGAGGAGCAGACCAAATTGGCTGAGGTGTTCCACCACACGGGCGTGCGGATCAAGGTTGGTGACGTGACCAAACCGAAATGTATGGCTGCGGCAATTGAGCATATCGGGGCCACTGTTCCATTGACGCCCACTGGCAAGCTGTCGGTTGATAACGACTTCCTGAAGGCTCTCAAACATCCGGTTGGGGACGCCTTGATCAGGGCACGCAAGGTGCTCAAACTACGCAGCACCTTTGCTGCATCTATACGTCGGCACGCCATTGGTGACAGGATTCATTGCACCTTCAACCAATTGCGTAGGGAAAGCGATTCTGGGACAGGCGATGGCAAAGGGGCCAGATATGGCCGTATATCAAGCTGTGACCCAAACCTTCAGCAGCAACCATCCAGGGATGACTTTGCCAAAATGTGGCGGTCAATCTACATCCCGGATGAGGGTGCGATTTGGTCCTGTAATGACTTCTCTCAGCAGGAGCCAAGATGGCTGGTTCATTATGCCGAGTTGTGCGGCTACAACGGAGCCAAGGCAGCAGCTGACAAATACCGCAATGACCCCACGACCGATAACCACACAATGATGGCCCGCATCATCTACGGTCTGCTGGAGCCAAGCAAGGAATGCCGAACCAACGCCAAGATCATCTTCTTGGGCTTGTGCTACGGAATGGGCGGCGCTAAGCTGGCACATGACCTGGGCTTACCAACCAAGTGGATCACCAACCGACGCGGCGCACAGATTGAGATTGCTGGGGATGAAGCCCAGGCAGTCATCGACCTGTTCAATCGCAGGGCTCCGTTTGTCAAGCAGATGGCAAAGAAAGCCTTGGAGACGGCTGCGGCTCGGGGCTACATCCTCACGGTCAGTGGTAGGCGCTGCCGATTTCCTGAGAAGGATGGCGGCGGCTATGATTGGGTGTACAAGGCACTCAACCGTTTGATCCAAGGGTCATCCGGGGACCAGTGCAAGATTGCCATGGTTGAGGCGGACGCGGCCGGATTTGCTATTCAGCTACAAGTCCATGATGAGATTGATCACTCAGCAGCGGATCGGGCCGAGGCCGAGGCACTTGGCAACCTGATGCGAGAATGCGTCACGGCAAATGTACCGTTCAAAGTTGATACTGAAACAGGACCGAGTTGGGGGCAAGCAGCATGACAAAGCCGGGGTGCTGTTCGCAGTCTCAAATATAATTATTTTCTGGTAGAATTTCGTTTGCTTTAATTGTGGGAGCCGTACCAATGACGACAATGAAAAACTACTATGTGTGCCTGCGTTTTGCCAAGCGGCCTGATCTTCACATGACGGTGAGGTATCTTGAAAACCTCACGCCTGGCCAAATGTCTGAGGTCGTTGACGCAATTGACACAGTACTTCAAGGGGAAATAGACGCCCACCAATTTGTGGCCCGATTTTGCATTGAAGCCTGGTATGGGCCACGACATACCGTGCGTGTCCTGGAGCCGTTGAGCCTCTTTGTGTGGCCCAACTGGATGCTGGGATTGATGGCCGTATTGCCGGCTGGCGGCAGCACGTATGCGTGGTATCCTCACGTTGCTTGTAAGGACAACCAGCTGGATGTCAAAACGGTGGCAATAAGCCTGATGTGTCGTAAGGTTGAAGTTGCTCGGTGGGATTTAGTATAATGGCTGAAGTGTACGCAATTGGATTTCCGAGCGGAAAGCTGTATGTTGGGATCACCAATAAAACGGCTGCGCTGCGGTTGAGTAAACATCTCAGTGAGGCAAGAAACGGCCAAAAATGCGCTATCCACCACGCACTCAGGAAGTATGGCCGAAATGTCAAGCTAATGGTATTGGCCCAGGGCGTGTTCTTTGACGATGCGAAAGATTTGGAAGTGCAGTGGATTAGTCGATTAGATAC